TCATACACTTCTGCAGGTGCTTTGCCTGCATAATAATTGTATCTTTCTAATCTCACACGATTAAAAGACTCTCTTGCCTTTTCTCTTAAAAGAGTAATCGTATTATATATGGTATAGTATTTAGAGTGAAGTTGAGGTATTTTAAGTGATTCATCATGTAAGTTATCTGGATCTATGAAAGAATCTCTCTCCCACATCTCCTGAATTTGTTCAAGATTCATAAGGGTGTTCTACCGTCAGATGCTAATATATTGTAAATAGTATACTTGAAAGTGACCTCTGCTGTAAAGTAATTGATGTCAGAATCAGTCGCCTGAAAATCTAATGAAGACAAATATGTGGGAAATAAATCACTAAATTTTACAATAGCAATATCTCTATAATTGCTATTCAAAACATGCAAACTTCCATCACTAAAAACATTTTTTCCATCTTCTACACCATCTTTTGTGATTGCATCTCTATAGTCTTGGGTTGTTTCTGGATATCCTAATCCAGTCAACCAATTATGAATTGCCATATAATTTTCAAGATTCTCATCAATTAAAAATTTTAAACTAAAATCACTATAGGTTAATCTATCTCCAGGAACATGAATATCTTTCAAATAATTTGTTTGTACAGCTGTTCCTAAACTGATATCGGGTATTCTTGCTGAAGTTGAAAAAAAAGCAACTTTAGGTTCTTTTGCCAGAGTAAACTTAAAACCTACTGGAGAAAGAAAATTGCGATTACTTATTTGCTTATTAAATATAGATGTCATTTTAATTACATTTAAATTTCTACTTAAGAACAGGACCTACTCCATGCGGAGCAACATATTTATTTGGATCATTCAATTGTACATAAACTTTTCTTTTTCCATATTGAGTCGGTGTCAATTCTTTATTTCCAGTTAAATCTCTGGCAGTTTGTCTCATCAAATCAAAACTTGTCGAACGATTAACTTTTCCGGTAGGTCCAAAATTACCAGTATCTTTTACTTGGGTTGTGATACTTCTTGTATCAGTTCCCATTGGTTTTTGAGTAAAGGTTACGTCAGATCCAAATTCTCTAGATGGAGTTCCCGCCCATTCACCTTTTGGAACTTCATTTTTTTTATACTTATAAGGAACAGCTACACCTCGTGTAGAACCTGAGAATGGTGTTCCATCAGCAGTTCTTTGAACTTTATCTCTACCAGTATTATATGATTGAGAAGTTGTATCTTTAGGTCCGTAAGAGCTTGTATTAACAGGTTCCCATCCATATCTTGCTTTTTCTGCTGGAGTATGCGGTCTTGGTGTGAATTGACCTGTCGTTTTATTCAAAACCCCAGGTTGATAATTTTTATGCGCTAAAACTTTTACATTTGGTTTTGGTTTTGATTTTGTTTTTGGTGCAAATGGATTCCAAAATTCGGTGATGTTTGCATCCTCACAAAACTGATTGAAAGTTTTCACAACAAGTCTTTTATTTGTATTTAGACAAAAAAAGAGGACCCGAAGGTCCTCTGAAGGCATATGTGAAAATTATCACATAAGGTTTGCAACCTTGACTCTTCTGTAGTAGCGGTTGTCGTTTTGCTTGATTGAACCAGGATGAGTTCCCTGAGTCTTACCAGCAAATGGATTGGAGACAATGCCGTAGCGAGTCTTAAATCCGATTTTTGGTTGGAAGGTGTTCTCACCAACGGCACGAACCATCTGAAGAGGAACGTATGGGCAATAGAACAGACCTGCGTCATAAGGTGAAGAACCCTTGTAACCAGCAACATAGTACTGACCACCAGATGGGTTGCCCAATGAGTTGAGGTTAGATCCACCAGAATAAGGATCGACATATACGCGATACTTACCAGCAAGAACACCAGCAAAGGTGTTGCCGCTTTCATCAACGTTAAGATTAGCGTTGAGAGCAGGGGTATAATCGAGAACGCCTGCCATGGTGAGAGCAGAAGCAACATCTGCGGAACAGATGATCATGTTGCCCTTTCCACGACGAGTTCTGGTTGCGATAGCGTTAGCATCGCGCTCGATTTGGAAGATCAGACCCTTAAACTTCTCAACAGACCAACGACCATTAGAGTCAACGTCGAGGTCAAAGATACCGGGGGAAGCAACGTTTGCCTGAGCACCAGCTTCGGCAGACTTATAGATGGTACGAATAACTTCGCGGTTGATTTCAGCCAGAATCTCAGTAGAGAGAATGTTTGCCAATTCCGCTTCGGCATTCAGACCATGAATTGCCTTGAGGTCCTGAGCAAGCTCAAGTGAGTACTCAGCCTTCAGTGCGCGTGACTTAGCGGTAACAGTGACTTTCTCGATCGAGAATGCCATCTGGTTGAAGTTGTCGTTGGCTTCTCCAAGTCCCTCTGCATCAGCAGTAGACATACCTTGACCAACATTGTAGTCAGTACCAGCAGCACCAGAATCATTCAGTGCGCCAGGATTGACACCAGATTGTGCAGTTGTACCGAAACCAACACTCTCAACTTCAGAGTTGTCAACATAACGTTGTGCTTGAGTAGCATCAAACCCTTCTCTCTGACCGGAGAATGCAGAATCTGCCTCGTTGAAGAGTGCTTCATCGCCACCCATTCCAGTATAACGAGAACGCATCGCAAAGATAAGTCCGGTAGGACCATTCATTGGTTGAACGCCAGCAACATCATAGGCGATCAAATTAGGCATCGAGCGTCTGATCAGGGAGATCAGAACAGGATCGAAATTTTTAACTCCATCTTGTGCAACAGAGTTAGTTGGACCTTCGGAGAGGAATTCTCTTTCCTCACGAAGCATTTGTTCTTGGTTCTCCAGGAGTTGAGCAGTTACTGCTCTGCGGTGAGCGTCTTGGATATTACCCATTCCCTCATGATTGAGGATAGGTGCCCACTTCTCCTGCAGATGCTCTAAATTGGGCATTTGCATTTGTTTTTACCTCTTAAAAGTTTTAGTTTGACTTATAATTAAAAAATCATTTTTTGGAGACTCTATTCAGAGTCTGAAGATATGATTCCATTAATGTACTGTTTGATTGCTCAACAATCTCAATTTCTTCGGAAATATTCTCTGAATTATCTCTTTGAGCTCCGGCATTTTCTGGGAAGTATGACTTACGCAGAGTTACCAGTTTCTCACGATAGTTCTCTTCACTATCAAACTCAACATTTTCGGCAAGAGAAGCGAGTTTTTCTTTCTGTGAAAGTGCAAGACCTTCGCAGACATCTGAGAAAATTACATCAGCAACTGACTCAGCTAATCTTTGATTCAAAGCAATATTTGTCTTAATTTGCTCGTTGAGTTTATCTTCCATCTCATCTAATTTCTCTACCATTGTAGAGAGTACATCATATTTTTCTTCAGGGATTGTTACATAATGATCTTCAAAAAGTTGCTTCATTCCAGTAAGGAATGATTCAGTCATTTCGGTCTTAAGTCCTTGTTGAACTGCAAGTTGATTTTCAGAAATCCATTCTTGAGCAACATACTCAAGATAGGCATCAACTCTATCAGTCAATTCTTCTTTGATAGCAACAATCTCTTCAATAAGAGATGTTTCATATTGCTGCTGTATTTCTTCTTTTACTTCAGCAACTTTTGCTCTGATTGCAGTTTCAAAAATAGTACGTGCTTTTTCTTGAAACTCCTCAGAAAGTTCTTCACCTTCGAGAAGAGCATTTACATCCTCTTCAACATCATAGATTTCTTCAGAAACAACTTCTTCCTCAGTTACTTCTTCTTCAGAAACAACTTCTTCCTCAGTTACTTCTTCTTCAGAAACAACTTCTTCTTCAGTATTTGTAGATTCCGCAGCAACAGCTGCTCTATTGACAACATCTTTTACTGTTGCAATAATTGGTTCTCTAAGTTTTGCCGAGTCATCATCTGTACGATAATTCTCTGGAGTTGGGCCGCCGAGATCCTCTATTGCTGCTTGTCCTGGAGTCATGACTCCAGAAACATTTCCAACTTGCATTGGGTCAGCAGGAGCAGCGCCTTTGGTTACTACGTTTTCCATTTCTTGTAAATTGCTACCAACGGACATTTGATTAGATATTTTTGTATTAATCTATATTTATTTATAATTTAAAGATTTGAGAGAAAATCGTTGAATAAGTTCAACTTATGCTCTTCCAATTGTCTCTGACTTACGAGAGTATTAATTCTCTTCTGAGTTTTTTCTGCAAGTTGTTCGCGAAGAATACCACCTTCCCAAACCCATTCCTTTCCTTCCATAATTCCATTAACAAAAGCATCTGGAGCAGAAGGATCTGCAACAATGTCGGCAGCAGTTGCCAATTGGAAATCTTCGCCGACAACTTTACAACCACTGCGATGATCTTCTCTCAAAGATCCAACACCACGAGAAGAAACTCCGAGCATTACACCTTCATCCAAAAGGGAAGATGCAATCTTACCCATAGGAGTATTAAGAATTTGTGCCTTACCTCTAAAATTAGTTCCCTCTCGAACGAGTGAAGTAATTTTGTGAGAAACACGATCCAGATTTACGGTGGGTCCATCAGGATGTCCAAGTTCTCCTAGAGCACGTCCTTTATTGACGAAGGTTTCGCAATAACGATCTACCTCACGAGAAAGGGTACTCATAGGATACATTCTTCCATTACGATTTTTGAGGTCGCCTTGAAGGAAAACACCCTCAATATATAATTTCTTACCAGCACCCTTGCCTTCGGTAATAATTTTTACGTTTGATACTTCTTCTGTGATGAGTTTCATTTTTCTTAGTTTGTAAATCCTACTGCGGTTGCCCATATATGTGTTGATCCCATAGATGTAGCGTCAAGTTGAGTTGCTGGATCTTTCTGAATAACCACTCTTTCACCAGCAGCGATGTAAATATTCGTATTATCTGGAGTTAACACGACTAAAACATTACTAGTATTGGTATTGACAATACTTACTAATGATGCTCCAATGTTATCGCTATTAGGTACAGTACTAACACCTGCTTGAATATCTACAGATATACTTTTGGGTTTGATAATCATTCTTCTGTTTCCTCTACTTCTGATTCGTCAAAGATTGATGCTGCTACCTGTGCTCTTTGCGCTTCAATTCTTTCTGACGCTTTTGAATACAGCGCATTTTTAATTTGGTCAGTAATTTCTGACGCATTAGAGTCAGTGGCAATTAGATCGATAATATTATCCATAAAAAATTTAAATTATAATTTTATTTATAATTAACCGCTATTAGATTTTACTTCTGTATTGGATCCATCAATTTCCTGATCTTTTGGAGTATTTCCCAACATTTGGGAATCATTACTTTGAGGTAAAGGTTGCCCCGTAACTGGATCAATTGCATTTGGATCTGGTATAATTCCATATGCAATTTCTGCTACTATTTGTTGATTTATTTCAATCATTTCTGTCTCTGTTTGACGTAAAACTCTACGTCTAACATAATCGGTGGAATAGTATTTGCCAATGTAAGGTTCAATAGAAGCTAGTGTTGCCAACCTCTCATTTAAAAGTTCGGATTCTTTAAGCTCAGCAAATTGATTATCATAAAGAAAATCATATTGAATATGATCACTAATTTTTTCCCAATCACCAACTGATACAATATTTTTAAGTATCAGTTGTGTTTTAAGCATATCAGTAAACATATTTGCAAAACGTTTTCTTAAACGACCAACAAATTTTGCAAATTTAAGTTCATCTCTCAAAATCTCTGAAGATCTTCCAAGATTAAAACCTCCATCAGCAGCAATTCTGGATTCTGGAACACCTAAAGAACGATATAATTTCTTTTGAAAATATTCTATATCAGAAAGTTCTCCAAGATTTTGTCCGCCTGGAAGAGTGGTAATTTCAGTACCTCTACCACCTTCACGGCGAGGAAGCCAAAAATCTTCCATCATACTCATAAATTTACGGTCATCACGAACTTCTCCAGTTGTTGCGTTATAACTCAACTTATTTCTATAACGATTCATAACTTCACGAAGATATTGTTCTGCCTTTACTTTAGGCAAATTACCAACATCAATATAAAAAATGCGGCGCTCTGGTGCTCTTGATAATCTATAAATTACAAGAGAATCCTCAATCATTCTCAACTGATTGAGAGATTTAATTGCTTTATGGAGATATGAAAGAACTGTTCCCTTATTTCTATCAACCAAACCAGAAGTGCAATAGACAATAGAATCTTTAGCAATTTTTATTGCTGCCTTTTGATCTACTGAAGAAGTAAAATTGCCAGAAGTATTTGCACCTTTTGGATTATATACAAAATATTCTTCTATTTCTGGAGAAATAACTGAATTTTCTGCTAATTGTGAATTTGGCACAAAAGGTAAATTATTTTTTTTCTTTTCCTTTCTAATATATTTTATTTTTAATGGATCAATATACCTCAAGTCCTTAATTCCTTCTTGAGGATTATTCATATCAATGACTTTTAAATAATAAAGTCTTCCATCAACATACCAATTTCTAAAAATTTCGTGACTTTTTTTATCAAAATTTAAAATTTCTTTTATTGTTTTAAATTCTTGTCTAATCGCATCTTTTAATCTTTCACTTGCATTTAAATTTGATAATTCAATTTCAACTGGAGAATCATAAAGATCGCTTACAATGGCTTCATTTACAACATCCTCAATTGCCCCATCACATTCTGGGTGAAGAGACATTTCACGATATCTTTTTATAAGATCATATTCTGTTCTATAAACACCTTCAATGTCTACATGATGTCCATAAAAACCACTACTTATATAATTATCAACCCCGTCCTCATTATTTTGAGGAACGGGGGATATTACAGAAGGTGATTTTTTATTTGAATCTTCAATAGAAAAACCAAAAAGTCTTGCCATTATAATTTTACTTGAACTGCTATTTACTTATTTATCTTATATCTTCTCCACCGGCAAGAGGAGCATCGCCCTTAAGTGCTTCCCAATAATGAACTTGCATTTCTACAGTAAACTCTTCGATAGCATCTCTTGACTCATAATTTAAATCAATTGAACTAATATTGGTTGGAAAAATGTCCCAGAATTTATATTTTCTAAGAACTCTTCCATCCCTATCGAGTTGTTTAACCACAGCATCTTTTTGATAAAGTACTGGATCTGTTACTCCGGTAGCATCGTCAAGTTTATTAATATAATTCATCCATTTTTCAAATGCAGAACGAATTGAAAAAGTACTATCGTTCATGATAGTAATGGTCCAGGTTTCAAATGTTCGTTCACCTGCTATCTTTAGAATTCTTCCTCTAAAAGGAATTTCGATAGCAGCAATTGTTGATGCTGGAAGTGCAGCAGCTTTTACAAGAAACCTTGCGTTTTCTACAACTTCATTGACAGCAACTGGACTACCTTCCCCATCGGGAAATGCCAATTCTACTTCGAATAGATTTGGTCTTGCGCCACCACCAATTAACTTACTTTTAAAATCTTTAATAGTACGTAATGGAGTGGTGTTTTGTTGATTACGTGATGGCATAGCTGTTAAACCTCTTTAATTAAACGTTACCGACTACTTCTTCAAATGAAACACCAGTTCTGGTGGCAACAAAAGTAAGACCAATGAAGTTAATTGATCTTGCTGGTTTAATATAGATGTCTGCCACAAACTCATTGTTGTCTATAACTGCGGCAGTATTATTTGTTTCGTCACAAATAACAACATAATCTTGAATACCTCTCTTCGCCTGAACATCACGAAGGAAAGGTTCGACAATATTTACAAAATTAGTTCTTGTAATTTCATCGTTAAATTCAAAGAGTTGATCTCTCGCGGCTGCTTCAATAGCATCTTCGAGATAGATGAAGAGGCGACGAACATTGATGCGATCAAATGCTGATGACTTGGCAAGACCAGTCTTATCACCAAACAGAATAATACCAGCACCAGGTGAGAAGATTACCGGATTAACTCTTGCCGAATACAGACGATCTCTTTGTGCCTTAGAAGGATTATATGCCAACTTAACAGCATTGAGAATTGCTCCCCTATCAGTTCCTGCTGGAGAGAACCATGGAAATGCATTGGCATCTGTACGAGCACAAGTTCCGGCAATGTCTCCATTTAGTGGAACATAGCGGAAGGTATCATTAAATCTATCATACATGTATTTGTATCCACTATCAAATACTGCATAAGACGAAGAAGTTAGTGGAGCATAGAAACTCAAAACATTGGTCGTAATATCTGCATCAGATTTAATCTGAACTGCAGTATCAGAAGAATCATCAGTAATTGCTGCTCCTCTGTATGGTGAAATAAATGCCACGGCATCTTTTCTCACATTCGCAACTGATATCACCTTCTGTGCAAGTGCCTGAGCATCTTCCTTATCATAACCGGCAGAACCCATCAATAAGAAATCAACGGCATACGTATCACTATTCTCAAATAATCCATAACCGGATGAAAGGTTAGAAATACTTGCCTCAAGACCAGTTGTTCCTATTCCAGTAGCACCGCCGTAATCAAGACCTTTAGAAAGTTTAGAATTAAAAGAACCAATTCCATCAAATGTAATACCAGAAGCATTTTGATCCCAGTCTTTATCAGTAACTAGATCAAATCCAGTTCCACCAGACTTGTATCCAGTTGTAACAGCACCACTTGGTTCCGAACCACCAAAGATATAAGAAGAATTATCCTTCAGATACTTTCTCCAATAAGAAGGAGATCCGGCAGAGAATTCTGCATCCTTTGCTTTGGAAAGACCTAAGTGCTTCTCAAGAATTGTACCGGCATTTCCGGTGATTTTGCCATCACCATCAACGACAACAACATGAACTTCATCAAATCTTGCGCCTCTGGCATCACCATATGTTGTTGTTGATGGCCTATCAGCAAGTTGATTCCAACTTACAGTAGTTTCTGTGGTTGCTCCACCAACAACTGCAGTTCCGGTAACTAATGTCTGAGCATCAAACCAATCAGATGCTGAAGTTACTGCTGTTGAACCATAAGAAGTTGCTGTTCCACTTGTATGAATAGCAACTGTTGAAGTTGTCTTAAACTCATAAATTCCACCTGGAGTGTAATCCTTCACAGTCTCTGTTCCTCCAGCAGAAACATGAGAAAGAACCTTAACACTTGCTGTTCCAGCACCAACCTCTGTAACAATACCTTTTAGAAAACCATCAAGAGCACTTGTTTCTCCAGCACCAATAGCAACTCTTCCGTCAACCGATTGAGTAATACCAGCACCAACTACAAGAGTAATGGAAGAAGTATTTGTAGACATACCCAAAACTTGGTCTGCCTTTGCATCAATAATACCAACTCTTAATCCATTGCCCCAAGATCCAGGATCTTTGGCAGCAACAGTTACATTAGTAATTGTATTCTCGTCATATCCAAGTTGCTCATAGTGCTCTCTGCTCTTGATTTTTACACTAGTAGCAGTTCCAATCATTCCATTTTTCATGGAAGTATCATCTGCTCTTACAACTCTTAGCGATCCGCCATATGCTAAGAAAGATGATGCAGTTAACCAGTGCTCATAGTGCTTATTTGCGGCATATGGTTTACCGAATGTGTTTAAAAGATCGTTCTCGTTTTGAACTATAGTTGGAAGTTCTACAGGACCCCGAGCAAATGGTGCTACAATAGCTCCAATTTTGTCAGAAGTTGGATCTACTCTGCCAACTGTTAGGTCTACTTCTCTTACTACAATCCCAGGAGATGCTAAATTTAGTGGCATCTTAAATCCCCTCGCAATCCAAAGTTATTCTAAAAATATTTATTGTTTTGCCTATTTACAGTGGGGAATTGTGACGTGTTCATTACCAATCCGGATATTCCCATTCAATACCTTTTATCACCCCCTTTCTCATGTCTCTAATTCTCTTTGTAGAACATTCTTTACACTCATATGAATATGATGACATAACTGCTCCCCTATCTTTACGAGTTCTATAGAATCCATCAACCAAGTTCTTTTTAACACCACAAACTCTACATATTCTTTCATGTAAAAGTAAATGACCAAGTTTAAACTGATCTTCCAAATCCATTATCCATAATCCCACATATAACTTCTATCACCATATTCATCGGCATACCACCTATCGCCCTGATTATCAGTAAAACTATTTTCATCCAAACCATCAGATATGAATCCAAAAGGTGCCATATCTTGTTCTATTTGATTTCTCTGTTCTTCATATATTCTTTTACGAATATCATTATCAGTCATCTCCTTAAAATAGTCTTGTGCGACTAACCAAGAAAAAATAACCAGACACATTGCAAGATCATCATTACAACCTTCTTCCGCCTCAAATGAGTTGTGTTTTTGTGAGAATGTAGTTAATTCATTAATAATTTCATAGTCAACTGTCAATAATTTATCATCTTCTAAAAATGTTTTAAGATTGGAACATCCTAACTTTTTAACTGCAGATGTCATACGAACACCAAGTTGAGATTTCTTTCCACTAAATCCTGTGCCAACAATCTGTCCAGCACGACCTCTCATTGATGCCATGAGAAGATTGTCATATTCCAAATCATAATGAAGAATATTTGCTACTTGATCGCCAATGTCATTAACTTCTATTAGTAACCAAGCGTCATTATACGCTTTTCCAACTTCTTCAATAATGTTGGGAAAGAGCATTGGTTTGATTTCATTGTTCCGGTATTTTGCGACGACTTTGTACGGGAATTGTGTGATATCAAACACGATAAAAGCAGAATAGTCGTTACCCAAACCCCGAGCAACATCAACAGTAATGAGATAGTTATTTTCTGGTTTTGCATTTTCATAAATGTCAAGTCCTGCATTTCTTTTTATGGGATTTTCATAAACAAGATTTTTGAGTTTAGTTGGATTAATAAGAGTATTGGTTGATCCTAAAAATTCGCATTCAAACTCAACTTTGAACTGTGCTTCTGAGGTATTGGCAATCGTTTGCTCTTTCCAAGCTTGATCTCTGCCAGGAACTTCTGACCAGTGAACATCCGTTGGTACGTATTCATTCTTACCTCTTTCCGCATCATGCCACATGCGGTAGAAGTGGTTCATACCGCGAGGAGTAGAAACGATGATTACCTTTGTGCTCTGTCCAGAAGAAATAGTAGGATAAACAGAGGCAAAGAAGTCATCAGCAATGTGATTTGGGATGAAAGCGAACTCGTCAAGAAAGATGACATTATAGGATCCGCCTCGGACAGCAGATGAAGAAGTAGAGTTAGACGAAATTTTGGAGCCATTTTCAAGTTCTAAACTACCTTTGTTCCATGATATAATACCCTGTTGCATCCACTTCGGCAAGTTCTCATAAGCAAGTTGTAATCTTCCAAGAAGATCACGAGCAGTTGATGCCTTGTTTGCTAGGATGGCGATGTTAACATTATCGTTAAAAACAGCATAGTGTAAAAGATATGATACACAAGTAGTAGACTTACCAGTCTGACGTGGCATCTTACAGATATTAAACCTATTATCATGGAAATTTTGAATTAGTTTTTCCTGAAATGGGTACATATCAAAAGGAACAAGTCCTTCATCAAGAGAAACAATTTTTATATATTTCCTTGCAAAATATACAGGGTCTTGTTTACATTTGAGGAACTCAATAATTTGTTCTTCTGTAAACTCAATCTGTGTATTTGCTTTCTTAAGGTTTGGGTTACCTAAATAAACTTCACTCATAACGAAACTCCTTTTTTAGTCTTCTACATAAATGAACGACACACTGGCATTGGTGATATTACTTGAAGATGCAATAACTGCTGATATACAGTCTCCTGGTGGAACATCAATACCAATAGCAGTTAAATCAACATTAATAGTGTCACCATTAGAAACATGAAATGCTGCAATTGCTGGTGTTGATTGTGGTGCTAATGAAAACTGCCCAGCACTATCTTGAGTAGCATACAAAGATGCATTGAAGTTTGTTTGTGTTGTAAGTCTCAAATAATTTGTAAATTTTGCATTAAAATACAAGTAAATGATTGCTGGATCCTGAGTTGTATTCACAGAAGCAGTCAATCTTTGTGGAATCAAATCTCTGGTATTAATTTTTCCTTGATAGATAATTTTATTTTTGAGAGTAAGTAAATGATATAAAGTTCCAGGTGTGTTCATACCACTGTTTCTGGTTGCAGTCACAGAATAAGGAAGTCTGGTATTTGTTACCAAACCTTCAATAGCACCAAGGAATGAAGATCCAGTGCAAGTTACAACACCACTTGCAGGAGCTCCCAAGTTTGCTGCAACATATCCAATCTTCATAGATGGATTATCTAAATGAGGAGATTCATTTCTATTTGCGTAATGTTCATGGTGGAAGAACATCATATCCCCATTAGTGGGGTTCTCAATCGCATAACGGATCTCACCAGCACCCAACCAACGGAAGTTGATTTGATACACATTTAGTTTTGATGGATCAATAGTAACACCAGAGTATCCAGTTCCATCCAGTTTGTCTAAGTTAAAATCATCTTGGAATGTCCAGTTTTCTGTCTGTGTTACTCCAGTTTGTTTTTTTGTATTGGTAAATGTTATACCTGCAGTACTGGTTGCATTAAATGTACCAGATTGAGCACCAAGAGATGTTGCTAAGAATGAAATCTTTGCCTGATCATATTCTAGGAGATATAAAGCATTAAAAAGTGCCTGATCTTGCAATCCTTCTGCAAGTAATGCAATGTTTGCGGCAATACTTCCACCACCTAAAGTTACCGCAGTAAAACTAGTGCCGTTGAGAGTAACTGTTACATCCCCATCTGCCAGTGTAGTGAAGGCAAACTCTTGTATATTTGCTTTACCTCCACTGGCACGAAGGACGCCAAACTGTCCATTGGTATGTGCATAACCGATTTGAAGGGCATTTTCTTGATTGAATAAACCTACTCTTTGAGTAAATCCTACTGGGTTAGAAGAAAATGCGGCAGTAAATCTTGCAACTGCACCCTGCCCAGGACGATATCTCAAAAAGTTTGCGGTTCTAACAACACCATAAGAATTAGCATCTGTTCCTGCACTAACTTTAAATTTAAAATCTCCATTTGT